TGGTGCGCATAATGTGTGACTCGTTATGTTGAAAAGGCCGCTGCGAAAATCGAATCCCGCAGCGGCCTCTTTAGCATAACGTCATTGTGCGAACCAATTATTAGTTTATCAATTCTCTTTGTTTGATGAATTTATCGGTTGCTGTATTATTTTTTATGTAACCTTCATCTGTTAACCAATTATTGAAAGTCTCACTATCTAAAGCTATTTTCGCTACAAACTCTGCGTCATTGAACTTATCATTCATCCAGTGAGCACTATCTTCTTTAAACGCTAACGAATTATTTTCTTCATAAAATATTCCTTTGCATTTTTCTTTCCGCGACAGGAAGTTCATAAAGTAAATAGTTTTAAATTCATGAGGGTAGGGAAAAGTATCAATATAATAAGCTCTCAGAAGTTCATATAACTCATTGTAATCATACTGTTCGTTTTTCATGGTGACTCCTGTATCTCATTGATTTACATTACTTAATTTTGAATGCTATTCTTAATTACTTTTCTTCTCGGTTATAAATCACGGTTCCATCTGGATGCACAACGAAGTCGAAATTACATTTCAGCAATTTTTTGTACGATATTCCTCCCCAAATGGAATCTATCAACCAAGCCATCATCGTTAAATTGGTAAACTCCATCTCAATATCACGTTCACTTCCTTGGCTTTTGACAAGCTTTAATATTTCTTTTGCAAAAACGGTAATGCCGCCCATTGCCCATTCAGCACCTTTCTCCTTAGTCTCTTTTTCCCTTGATTTAACGAAATCGCTAAATTCCTCACCATTGATTTCAAGTTGGTGATAAAGGGAGGTGTTACCATTTTCATCTAATGACCGAACTTTGATTAGCATACTGACTTCCTTTTTGTTGTTTAAAATTCGCACAATCTAAAACGTGCAGTGTTGGTAATACTGCACGTTTGTCTCATTCCTGAGACTCAGCCTTTCTTCTTCCCGAAAAGCTCATCCCATTTTCTTGATGTTGTTGCTGTTTGCAGGGCGCTCGAAACCCTCCCCAAACAAAGGATGTCCTCATCATCAAGGGTGCGAAGATTGTAGATGATGAAGTGCGCCGCCTGAGCCGCATCTTTACTTCTCGTCTCAAAGAAGCGCTTGCTGGAATCATAGATATCGCTGCTACTGGAGCCAAAAATCAGTTCAAATATATCCGTCTGAGTGATTTCAGCAATTTTTTCCAGCTCACTGATTTTCGCATCCCTCTGTGCGTTTGCGATCCGTTTCAGTGTGCCAATGTTGATGCCAGACAGTTCTTCCATCCTTTCGTATGTGAACTTGCCTAGGATCGCTTTTTTTATCCTTTCGGCCCGCTGTAAGTCTATGTCTTCTGCCATTTCTTCCGGGTAGCCATTGCTATTGAAGTTGTTGCTCATTCTATCTCCTACTTTTTCGACCCATTTCAAAAGAACAAATATGTCACTTATCCAGTACAAAATCACTTGAGACGTGAGATCTTGGGTGGTACATTTGTGTGACCGAATTGGTACTAATAAGCTCTTGACAGGCTTTCTGGTCACAAAATTGTTCTCTGAGGCGATACATGATTGACTGGTTTACCGGGATCCTACCTTGCACACACCGACCGTTACCGGCTGGTAGTGTCGTCAGCGTTGATGCTGACGGTGCGGTGGAGTGGGAAACAGTAAAACGGTTGACCGTTCGCGGTTCGTATGAATCCACAATGAAAGTAAGATCTGTTGGATCTGATGGCGAAGGTCGGGCAACACATCTCTATATTGACGGCAATCCATCAAAGTTTTTGCAAGGTCACTCTGTTATTGGTTCCGACGATTTGCAAGGGTTGGTATTAACAGCTTACGCCAGAATATTGGCATTACTGCATATTCCTCACGATCTTCCATCCTATCGGCAGGTAATGGCAGGGCAATTTAAGATCTCGCGCATCGATATCAACTACATGTATTCATTATCAACATTAGAAAATGTCCGCGCATGGTTATATGCCGCAGAATTTAAAGCGAAAACTCGCCACGGTCGCGCCTGTGGTAAAGGTGGCACTGTTTACTTAGGGAAAAACTCACGTCGTTGGAGTTTGAAATTTTATTCAAAATATGATGAACACTCATCTGGTAAAAAAGGGCACCAGATGGCAGACGAATTCGTTAAAGCTGGTTTACTGGACTGGTCAAAAGATAAATTACGCATTGAATTAACATTAAGAACAACTGAATTAATTGATTTGAATCTTACGCTTGGTAATAGCTGGAATATTGAGACGCCCAATAAATTATTCTCTGACTATGTAGGGAGAATAGAAATGAATCAAAATACTATATTAACTGATGAAAAAATAATTAATCTACCGAGAAAAATACAGTCTACATATTTGTTGTGGAAGCAGGGCGCGAACATGAAAGAAATGTTACCGAAACCTACATTCTACCGACACCGTAAAGAATTACTTTCTTTCGGGATAGATATTAACTTTTATTGTGAGTCACCGGATTCTAATAACGTTGTTCCGTTGGTTCGTACTCTTGAAGCCAAACCAGCCAAAATTCCATCATGGGTTTATGAGAAAGGTTTAATTTTCGATTATAACCGTATTTCACATGCCAGTAACTGGCATTAAAGGAGAGTGATATGTCTAATTATGGTCTTTTTGTAAAAGGTAAAATGCTTGGTGCTCGCCAGCGTAATAAGGTCAACGGTCAGGGATACTATAATGAAATTGGTATTGGCTTAGAGATCCCTGATGGTTTTGGCGGCACTAAGCAAGACCAGATTATTATTCGTGTATCTCAGGCTCTTGTTAATGCCGGTGTAATGAATCAGGCTAATAATTTTATCGGCAAGTTAGTCCAGATACCTGTATATGTTCGCGTCTGGTCAATGGAGGGTAGGGAAGGAGTAACTTATAACATTTCATCAGATGGCGGCATTACTGAAATAAAAGGCTGATTATGGATACATCAGGTTTCGATATTCAGTTTGATAATCATATTCCTGAAAATGGTTACCGTATTGAAGGCTACTTATGCAATGCGAACAATGCAAGAGAATGTCAGGCAATAATGGTTCGTTCTGAACCATTTCATCAAATTGATTATTCTGCAATGGGAAATTACTGGACATTAGGTTTTAGCTCTGTCCTGCTGCTCTGGCTTTTTTCTGTAGGTGTGGGACAGGTAATAAAGATGGTTCGTACTGCTTGAATGCGAACCTTTAACATGTAATGGAGATAGAGTTATGTTTAAAAAAATCGTTAGTTTTCTTGCTGTACCTGCATTAATGGCTGTTTCTGGCGCAACTTTCGCCGCAGAAGGAGCGACATCAGGTGGTGTTGATTTGTCGCCGCTGACGAACAGCATTGATTTCAGTACAGTTCTGGTTGCGATTATGGCCGTTGCTGCTTCACTGGTAACACTTTATGCCGGTGTCGCTGGCGTTCGCTGGGTATTGCGTACCGTTAAATCCGCATAAATTCATTATTCATGGGCGATGTAATATCGCCCGTTTTACTTGAGGTTATTATGGAGATTGAATTATGGAAATTGGGTTCCCTTTTATGGGGGATCGTCTCAGCTTATGTCGTTATTCTTGGGCTAAGAGGCTGACGGTTTATTCCTTTATTTTTTCCTTTCTCTGGGTTTCCTTTCCCCGATATTCATATTCATTTGTACCAGCAATTGCAGCAGTGGCTGCGCGGGCTGTTATTCCTAAAGTCGTTGGCCGGGTGCTTGTTCGTCGCTTTGCTGCTAATGATGCGATTTATACGGCATCACAGCTTACAGCAACCCGTGTTTTTGTTGGCCGCGCTGCGGCTAATGCTGCCGAATACTTGCCTGCTGCCTCATCATACAAAATGAGCGGTATTGCGACGTGGGCGGGTATTGCTGCTGCTGTATCATCTTTTGTTCCGTCTTCTTTGAGTTCATCTGACGGCTCGGTAATGGTAATGACGAATGGTAAAAAGATCTCCGATAATTTATATGAAGTAACGTACAGTGGTCAAAGTGGTGAATCTAAGACGATAACCGTTAATTTTGAACCACAGGAATTAAGTCCGGTGATCCTTCATGTTAGTCGTAATAATGTGGATGCGGGTTCTCCAATTGTAGGTGTTGAAACAGGATATTCCACGCCAGAGAATGCGCTTTATTATTATCAGGATTCGAAAGAGTTAATTTATTACTATGGTGATAATCCAACTGAAATAGCCAGAAATTATCTTAATGACTATAACTCGCGTACTTATACCGAAACACTAACGAATTTCGAACGCACTGTGACGAATAAAGTTGTCAACAGTAATGGTGATGTATCCTTTACGGAACAGAATTATAAGTTTACTTATCCTTCCTCATTTTATGAAATACCTGAGATTACACACTTGTATAGCAACCCGGCCGCATCTTCATTTCCCGCGGGTATTCCCATGTATGAGAATGTAGCAGGGCTTCCTATGTATTACAGCGTTGCTTATTTAACAGCAGGCAAGCAATATCAGTACCACAACACACCTTGCAAAATGACTAATCAGTCAAATGGTGGATATTCGACGATTTGCGCCGTTCCTGAAAAAGAGGATTACACCGTAAAAGATATTAATGAAAAGAGTGAGCTTACTATCTGGACCAATACCAAATATAAAGCCATGACGGAAGTACTGGAGGCCGGAAATATTGAGTCCATGATTGATTATCTGGAATATCTCGATAGTGTCAATGTATCGCCAGCGCTTCTTGCCGACATGATTAACGAGCTGTGGTCTGAAGCTGCCGTTAATGCTGATTATAACGGTTTACCGTTTAAAGAGGTCTCACCGGCTGAAGTAACTTCTGCGATGTCGGAACTTAGACTATCTCCAACGTTATTAGATATGCTTTCGCCTGTATCTGACAGTGCCGGAGCTGATGTCAATATTGATATTACCATCAATAATAACTCAGGCTCTGACACTGGAAATAATGGCAATATAGATTTGGGAGAAGATCCCGGTGTAAAAGAGCCTGAGCTTGAAGAAACGCCAACGGCAAGAGATATTTTAACGCCAATCATTAACCTGTTGCCTTTTACAAAAGAATTTAACATCGGCTCCCGTTCAGCAACCTGCCCGGTTGTTGAATTCAGTGTTTTTAACCATCAGTACAGAATTGACTCCCATTGCCCGTTAATTGAGCAGAACAGAAGCGCCGTTGAAACCATATTTCTGATTATATGGGGATTTGTTGCGCTCCGTATTATTCTGAGTGCCTAAAGGAGTGCAACTATGTTCGGGATTCTGATTAGCGCGTTAAATACGTTGTTAGGTTTTGTATTCAGGTCATTAATTATTAAATTCGTCGTATTCTTTGCGCTGTATTTTATTGTTCAGGGCTTCGTTGAAATCCTTATTGAATTACTGCCAGATTCAAGCAACCTCTCGTCGCTGTTTGCCAATTTATCAGATGGATTCTGGTACTTCATTAACCTGAGTAAATTACCGCAGGGGATTAGTATGATTATCTCCGCAATGGCTACTCGCTTTATTATTCGACGCATTCCGGTTATAGGGTGAGTTATGGCTATTTCTGCATATATTGGCATACCCGGCTCAGGAAAGAGCTATGAAGCCGTTTGCAACGTTATTATTCCGGCCTTTACCAGCGGCCGGAGAATTGTGACAAACATTTATGGATTACAGAAAGATAAAATCACCGAACGTTATCCTGATGCAACGGGAGAGATTATTGTTGTGGATAATGACGATGTGATTAAAGCTGACTTCTTTCCTTTTAAAGGTGGGGAAGGGAGCTTTTGCCAGTTTGGGGATTTAATCGTTATTGATGAAGCATGGAGAATCTTCGGTAGCGATAAAGATATGACGGCCGAGAAGAAATCATTCATTGCTGAACATCGTCATTTTACGCACCCTGAAACAGGTATTAGCTGTGATTTGGTTATTGTAAATCAGTCACTTTCTAATATTGCCCGTTTCCTGAAAGACAAAATAGAAACAACTTATCGGATGCGCAAGCTGAAAGCGTTGGGCCTGAATAATCATTACTGTGTTGACGTATATTCAGGCCATAAAATCTATAAAAGCAATCTCGTTACCAGTTATCGCAATAAATATAACCCTGATATTTTTGAACTTTACAAAAGCTATGAAGGGACTAACGGTAATGAAAAGCAGACTGATAAACGCCAGAGCATCTGGAATTCTGGCAAAGTCAGGTTCTTTCTTGTGCTTTTTCCATTGATGTTTATCGGGTCAGGCTGGCTGATTTACTCATTTTTCAGCACGTTTGGCCGAAGCGATGCCTCGCCAGATTTGCCTACAGCAGATGTACGTGATGCGGCCATGTTTCGTTCTTCCGCTGCTGCTCCAGCGCCAGATATTCCCTCAGAACCGGCTGAACCGCCACTTTCAACCGAATGGCGTATATCAGGAAGAATGACCAGTGAAGGCAGGGCATTTGTGATTCTTGTTAACGGTGCCGGTGTTCTGCGTGCCGTTCCTGCATCCAGTTTTAATTACAAGGGGATGTTGATGAGCGGAATTATTGATGGTGAGCGTGTGACGCTTTATACGGGGAAGAAATAATGAAAAAGATTTTACTCGCATTAACGCTACTGTTTTCTTCATGTGCTTTCGCCGGGTCAGAGCTTGAATTAAATAAAGTCAAACTACCGGAGGCTATTTCTCTTATTTACAGTGAGGTGCTTAAAGTCCCGTATATGCTAGATCCGCAGCTTGTTAATGATGAACGAATGATTACGTTCAGGTTAACGCCTGATATTGATGAACGGGAATTTATAACCCGTTATCTTGGCAATATGAACATTCGAATATGGACGAAAAAGGGTGTTGATTTTATCGCGCCCTATACGCCGAAAGATCCGGTTAAGCCTCGTTATACATGGACTTATACTCCTCAGTACCGTTCTGTTGCCTACCTGTCTGATATTCTTGGCGGCTACGTTTCCGGCTCCTTCAATAACAGTGGAGCCGTGATTTCTGACGATTCGCTAAAAGGCTCATCAGGAGCAAGCAACTACATTAATCGAACCGGTGATATTCTGGTTTATTATGGCACGAAAGAGGACATCGCCATCCTGAAAACACTGGTTACTTCGCTGGATACGATGAGTGATGAAGTGGTTGTTTCTGGTTATGTTTTTGAGGTTCAGACCTCGCAGTCTGACGGCTCCGGCATTCTTTTAGCGGCTAAAATCCTGTCTGATAAATTCAATATTTCAGTTGGTGCTGCCGGACTGGATAATTTTATCAATATTCGAACCGGCTCCATTGATGCCATTTTCAATCTGCTGAAAACCGACAGTCGTTTTACTGTGGTCAGTGCGCCACGACTGCGGGTAAAAAATAATGCCTCAGCGTCTTTTTCAGTCGGCTCTGATGTGCCAGTATTGGGCAGCGTTACGGTGAATAACAATACGACCACGCAATCCGTTGAATATCGTTCCAGCGGTGTTTTGTTTAACGTGACGCCATCAATTAAAAGTCGGACAATGGATCTCAAGATTCAGCAGCAGCTTTCCAACTTTGTGACCACTGAAACCGGCGTCAATAACTCACCAACCCTTATCAAGCGTGATGTAACAACCGAAGTCAGCCTTGCAGATGGTGATATTATTTTACTTGGTGGTCTTGCTGAACAGAAAGACAGCAAGGCCAGTTCCGGCTGGAGCTTCTTCGGTTCCCGTACCAGTGAAAGCAACAAGACAGATATTATGGTGATGCTTCAGGTCAGAAAGGTTGACCGGAGCAGGGCGACGCCCCGCAGCGCCGCGAGGAGCGGCGAACTGTTCCGGGACAACCTGAACTGATTGTATGGATTTTTATTATGGCGTTAACTTTTATGGGGTATGAACAGTACGACATCTTCTAGGTATTCAGTTACTTAGAGGATTTATTATGTCTGTAAAAAATAAGGTGCGTGACCGACTTCCCGGTGGCCGCCTTAAGTCTTATCGTCGTGTAGGTTCACATTTTGCCAGTTGTGCCAGATGGTTTGATAAATCTCCGTCCTGGTATCGCAATATGATGATGACCAGGCCTGAGCGCCGTGAAGTCAGAAAGCTTCTCAACCAGGTAATGCGTGGTCATGATGCTGACGGCATTGCTTTTCCGGTCAGTCATCGTCCGTTTGTTTATTGGTGGTGAATTTCGTACGCACGAAATTTCACGCATAAACACCAGACAAAAAATCGTTAACTGTCTGTTTTAAAAGATAACGCCGGTCAGTGACAAAACTCGTTTTTGTTGCTGTCCGGGGTTGGCCAAGCCGTACAGTTTCCATTTTCAGCGTTATGGCTGATTCGGCGCGGCAGCATTCATCGGGGATTATTCATGAAAAAATTCATGACGCATCAGGAGCTGAAAGTAATGCTTCTCAAAGATCCAGCATTCCGGGCTGCTTATGAAGCTGAGAGCCAGAACCCGCAATCCGGTTACCAGATTGTCCGGCATCATGGTGATGGCACTGAAGAAGTGGTGTTTGATTCTCGTGTATCAGGTACAGATTTACCAACTTCAACTGGATGAACAGGCCTGATTGGTGAGGTCAGGCCGTTCACTTACTGCTGATAGACATTTGATTCTGATTCGTTTGGAGAAACGGATGATTTTGAATCACTGTCGATAGTAGCCAGTTGACGGCCAGTGTCAACGATTCCCGCCAGATTCTGCCATCCTTATCATTGGTGCGCATAATGT